CCTTTTTCTTTTCGGGACGGCCGCTCACCAGAGCCGGGGCCGGCACCGATCCACAATTCAGTACATCACCTGCGTTCCATGAAGCCCGATCATACCGGAGGGGGAAACCGCCATGATCGACTGCTGCGAAGCCGTGCCCGAGGCACGACCGAAGTCCAAGCACGACGCCGAACGATTGACTCGCATGACTCCGTCCCGCCGCATCATTCTCGACTGCCTGGTTGAGAACGACCGCATCACCTCCGGCCAGCTCATCGACGAGCTCTATGGATGGGACGAGAACGGCGGCCCGGACGATCCGCACGGAGTCATCCGCTTCCACATGTTCTATCTCCGCCGCCTGCTCGCCCGTCACGACGTGACGATCACCTACCGGCCGGGGATCGGCTACCGCATCCCCGACGACGGCATGCGCGCCCGTGCCCGTGCCGTGCTCGATGCCGGCAACAGCGGGCGGCACCACACCACCACCAGCGCTTCGTTCGAAGGCGCTGCCGCATGACGACCGTGGTGCCGTTTCGGGCGCGCACGTCGGAACATCGAGCCGAAGAGGACGACGGGCTGACTTCCGAAGGCGCGGTGCGCTGCATGAACTGCAGCCACGAGTGGCAGGCGGCTGCTCCGATCGGGACGCTGCCGCTCGAATGCCCGAGCTGTGGGAGCATGAAGGGGCTGTGGAAGCACTTCTACTCGCGCGGCTTCGGTGACGAGGATCGTCCGCACTTCACATGCCGCTGTGGCTGCGAACTGTTCGGCATCACGCCGCGCGGCATCTACTGCCCGAACTGCGGCAGAAGCCACCGCCCCTACGACCAACCGACTGGAGCGGCTTGAGCCGCCCCAGTCACCAACCCACCAGGAGAACGCCCATGGCTTGTCTCGCCCCGATGCCGAACGATCTGCTTTCGATCCTCGTTCTCAGCATGGGCCGAGACTACTGCGCCGTTCTCACCGAGTACCAGCAGCCGGGCGGCCCCGAGAGACTTAGGCAACTCGCCGGGGAATACGTCCATTCGATCCGCAACCAAACTCAACAGGGAGACGCGATCCTCCGGGCAGCCGGAACCGCTACATCATCATGACCAAAGCTAAGAGGGCAACATCCAAGAAGCGCGCACGCGATCCGATCGCGGGGCAACTGACCGCACAGCAGGAGGCATTCTGTCAGCACTACGCACTCAACCAAGCCGGGTCGGAGGCGTTCTCCGTCGCCTTCCCGGAGAGGGCAAAAGGCAAGACTCCGCAGTACCGGGCAGAGCAGGCGTCGAAGCTCCTTGCGCAGAGCAAGATTAAGACAAGAATCAGTGCTCTTGCAACTCGTGCGATCGCCAACGCCGAAAAGAAGTTCGACATCAGCGTCGATCGCGTGCTGCAGGAGTTCGCAGCCATCGCCTTCTACAAGGCCGACGACTACTTCGAATGGGGCACGATCGAGCGTGCGGTCTACCACAAGGGCGAGCCGGTGCTCGACCGCAACGGCGAGCAGGTATTCGAAAACGTGCCGCAGTTGAAGATCCGGGACAGCAAGACGCTGACCGCAGAGCAGATGCGCGCCGTTTTGGCCGCGTCGATGACCATCTCCAAGACGGGCGACCCGGTGCTCGAAGTCAAGATGGCCGACAAGGTCGCCGCGTTGAAAGCGCTCGGCCAGCACTTGAAGATGTTCAACGCCGGCGTCGATGTGAAAAACATGCCCGGCGGCAACGTCCAGATTATCATTTCCTCCGACGAAGCCAACCTGTGATACTCGCCGAATCACGCGGGGTGGGGGCACTGCTGGCGCCGCAGTTCAAATACACCGACGATCAACATGCCGCGCTGCGCCTTCTCGGAGGTCCAGCGCGGCACACGATGCTGTACGGAGGGTCGCGGTGCGTGGCCGGTGACACAGTGCTCGACGGGCACACGCTGACCATTGCCGAGCTTGCCGCCATCGGTCTCCCGGTCAAAGTTCAAACGTCATGGGGTGAGCAATGGGCCGAGCCGCCGTTCCGCAAGGGGCTGGCGCAATTGCTGCGCGTTGACCTTGAGAGCGGTCGGTCGGTGACGGTTACGCCGGATCATCGCTTTTGGGATGGTTGTCGGTGGGTGCTGGCGGAGACGCTGGCCCCCGGATGCCAAGTGGCCGTCCGGTCATCCTGGCTTTCCCCTCTGGCGTCCACTTCGGCACGCGCCCCTTCAGCGTCTCGCGAAGATGCTCGGCGTTGGATGCGTAAAGCCGCAGATTGGATGGATCGTTGTTGCGGATGTCTCCGTCGATGTGGTCAACAACTTCTCCCGGTTGGAGTTTGCGGCCAATCGTATCGTGCATCACGATCCGGTGGACCGGAGCATAACCCGACTGGTCAGTCCCTGTTTTCCCGCGCTTGGCAATCGCTCGTATCAGGTAACCGTAGGGGCCGTCAGACGTCACTCGACGTAGAATGTACCCGCTTCTGTCGATCACATGCCCGCCCTTCCATGCCGGGTGCTGATCGAGTTTCTGATTGCGCCGATGTATCGTCAGCCCGCGGTTGCGCGCGAATTTACGAACGGTTTCCGAGTTCACATCGAGGCGATCGGCAATCTCACCAGCATCATGCCCGTCTGCGATCAGTTGCATCACGAGTGCAGTCCGCCATCTACCAATTCGCCCGGTTCGCCGGTCTTTCATATGACACCCCTTCGTCGCGCGGATATGCGTTGGATAAGGTTTTAAGGGTAACTGGAACCGCCGTACAAGACTACTTCACTTTGCACGTCCCATGCTCCGAGCAGTATTTTGCTAACGGAATTCTTCACCACAACTCCGGCAAGACGTTCGTGTTGGTGACTGCAATCGTGACACGAGCGCTTCGAGCTCCGGGCTCGCGCCACGCCATCTTCCGCCACCGTTTCAACCACCTCAAAACGTCGATCGGGTTCGATACGCTGCCGAAGGTGATGCAGTGCCGATTTCCCGGCGTTCCATACAAGCTCGACCGCACGGACTGGGTGTGTCGAGTGGGGGAAAGCGAAATCTGGCTCGGCGGCCTCGACGACAAGGAGAGGACCGAGAAAATTCTCGGCCAGGAGTACGCCACCACCTACTTCAACGAGTGCTCGCAGATCGCCTATTCGGCGGTGCTGATGGCGCGCACACGTCTCGCGCAGAAGACGACACTCGTCAACCGGGCCTACTACGACTGCAACCCGCCCGGCTCGAAGCACTGGACGGCCATGGTGTTCGTCAGCAAGACCGACCCGGCGTCGAAGCCGGCCGGTGCCCCGCTGCGTAATCCCGACAACTTCTCGGCCATGGTCATGAACCCGTTCGGAAACCGGGAAAACCTCGCGGCCGAATACCTCGCCGAACTCGACTCTCTGCCCGACAAGCAACGCCAGCGCTTCCTGCTCGGCAAATTCACGGCCGACCTCGACAATGCGCTGTGGAGCGTCGACGGCTTCAAGACCCGGTTGACAGAAGATCCGGTCAAGATCGCGGAGCGCTGCGAAAAGGTTGTGGTCGCGGTCGACCCGTCCGGAGCGTCGGGACCGGAGGACAAGCGCTCGGATGAAATCGGCATCTGCGTCGTCGGCAAGTACCGCGGCGAGAAGCGCTATGTCGTGCTGGCGGATCGCACCTTGCGCGGCGGCCCGCAGCAGTGGGCCAGCGCCACTATCAACGCCTACCGCGAGTTCAAGGCGGATCGTGTCATCGCCGAGAAGAATTTCGGCGGCGCGATGGTGCAGTTCACCATCCAGAGTGAAGACAAGCGAGTCCCGGTGCGCGAGGTGGTGGCGTCGCGCGGCAAGGCGGTCCGCGCCGAGCCGATCTCGATGCTCTATGCGCAGGGGAACGTCGATCACGTCGCAGGACTCGGCGATCTCGAAGACCAGATGTGCAATTTCACCTCGGCCGGCTACATGGGTGAGCGTTCGCCGGATCGCGTCGATGCTGCCGTGTGGGGGCTATCGGACCTTTCTCAGGGGCCTGAATTCAGGATCATCGGCCTCTACTAACGGCCCGCTTCCGGCCGCCATGCTAGGCCAGAGCCGGGCACCAGGAGGAATCTGTCACCCATGAGCACGATGAGCACAGTGACGGCGGCTGCCGCCGAATGGACTCTGGCCTATACGGCCAGCGCGGCGGTATCGGTCGTGCTGCAGAGCATGGCCGCATCCGATCCGATCCGCGTCCGCATCGGCGGCTCGGCCGGCACCGGGGACGCGCTCGATTCGGCGGCGTTCCTGCTGATGCCGTTCGAGATGCGCACGCTCCCGCTCGCCAACGGTGACAAGCTGCTGCTCGCGCCGCACCGCTCGACCAGTTCGACGGATGCTTCGTCCGTGCGCGCGTCGATGATGGTGCCGTGATCCGCAGGCGGCCTGGAGGATCGCATCATGGGACGGGAAAAATCCTCTGACGCAGGCACCATAGCTGGCGCAGTTGCCGGCACTGTTGCAGGCGTTGCAGGTGTCGCCGAAGTGCGGCGGCGCGCGCACAACGCCAAGGCGCTCGCCGGCCGCTCGATCCCGCAGGCCGGCCACCTGACCATGGCGCACGCGCCATCGTTCTCCGGAGCCGAGGCTCACGCGCTCAAGACCTACTCCGGCTATGCTTTCGGCATGGTCAACGAGCATCTGCGCACGGGCCGCATCATGGGTCTGATGCAGGACGGTCGCATGGTCGAATCACCGAAGAACGCCGACATGCTCAAGAGCATGTCGCGCGACATCGGATCGGCGTTCGAACGCTCAGGCATTCAGTCGGCAACGCTGTTTCGTGGCACCGGAACCGACCGCACCGGGCCGATCACGGCCGGCTCGATCATCGAAGACAAGGGCATCACGTCCACGTCCACGTCACCGAAAGAGGCGTCCCGTTTCTACGATCATGCGGCCAAGACCGGCCGTTCGCCCGTTATGATGGTGATCGATGCCAAGGGCGGTCGCGGCATCGACATGCAGCCGTTCTCGAAGTTCGGATACGAGAAGGAAGTCGCGCTCGCGCCGGGTACGAAAATGCGCGTCGATCACGTCGCCAAGGGCGTCAGGTCGTCGATCTTCGATCTTCGCGGCAAGGACTACGCTTTCGCGCACGTCGACGGCGGCGAGGCGCAAACCGCAGCTGCTGTAAAAGCGGCGGCGCGCGCCGATGCCGACGTGGCGCGAAGACTCGACGCGCTGACCGGGCCGGTCGAGCCGGCCAGAACCGCGATGCAGCGCGACGTGGCACGCGGCATGCGCACGCCAGCGACCGGCGGCATGGCGCAATCGATCATGAAGGCGTCGGCTCTCACCACTCCGATTGCCGCAGCCAGCATCGCCACGCTCGCCTACAAGCAGGCCCGCGATGCCGGCAAGAGCGAGGCCCGCGCCAGTCTCGAAGCCGCAGGCGCGGGCGCATCCGCAGCGGTCGCGCCGGCGGCCATCGGTGCCATTGCGGCTCACATCGGCAAATCGTCGTCGATCGGTGCCAAGGCACTCGGAATCGCCAGCCGTGCGCTGATGCCGGTGTCCGTGATCGGTCATGCCGGCGCCTACGCCTATCAGGCGATGCAGCGCGGCGATGGGTTCACCGGAGTCGCCAAGGCGGCCGGATGGGGCGCCGTCAACGGCATCATTCCGGTCGATCTGGCCATGGACGCCTACAAAAGCGTGCGCGGCACGGGAGCGAGTGCGTCAGCCGATCCGTCGGCGATGTCGAAGACGGGCGCCAGCATGCCGGACGGACAGGCAAAGCAGGATTTCGCGGCGGCCGACGCTGCATTCCGCGCCAAGTGGGCGGCCGGCAAGGACAAGGCCGCCGCCGACAAGGCTTCCGGGGCGGGCGAAGCCAAGCGCGGATGGGCCAACCCCGCCGTGCAGCACGCGGCACAAGCCGGCCGCGGCGTGCAGCAATTCAGCGACTGGGCCGAGCCCGGAAAGGCGCAGTGACCATATGAATCCGTGGCTCAACCTGTTCGGCTTTGCCGGCAAAGCCAACGAGCGCAAGGCGGCGGTGTCGGCCCCGGTGTCGAGCGTCGCCGGCCCGAGCCTGTTCGGAGCGCTGCTCAACCCGCAGGAGATCACGCCCTATCAGGCGTGGATGCTCTACATCAACGTCGGGCCGTTCGCGAAAATCGTCGACATCATCGCCGATGCGGTCGCCTCGCTCGTGCCCGTGGTCCACGAAGACGGCGAGCCCGTCGATGGACACCCGGTGTTCAACTTCCTGCACCGGCCCGGCTTCAACCGCACCCGCCGCCGGCTCATGAAGGAGCTGACGGTCCAGTATCTCGTCACCGGCACGGCCTACACGCACGTCATCGGCTCGCCGGAGGTGCCGCCGCTGGCGCTCGACGTGTTCAAGACCAAGTTCGTCAACCCGACTCCTGGCCCCGACATGTGGCCGGAGTTCTATCTCTACTCCGAGGGCACCCGTTCGATCCGATTCCGCCGCGACATGACCAACCCGCGCGACTGGAAGTGGACCGACATGGTCACGCAGCTCGGCGAGATCCTGCCGATCTACGATCTCGACGGCAACACCCGCGGCGTCGGTCTGCCGCGCCTCAACGCCATCCGCACCGATGTCGAGATGCGGCTCAAGGGCATTCAGCACAACGCGGCGGTGCTCGACAAAGGCGCGCGGCTGTCCGGCGTGCTGACGCTCGGCGAAGGCGCCAGCGAGGAGCAGGAGCGCGCCGTCCAACAGATGTTCGAGGCCAACGCGACCGGCGCTCACAATGCCGGCAAGGTGCTGGTCACCAGCGGCAAGAGCGGCAGCGATTTCACGCCCCTGTCGCAGAACATGAAGGACATGGACTTCGCCAAGCTGATCACCATCGTCGAAGACACCATGGCGAGCCGCTACAACGTGCCGGTGACGCTGTTTCGCACCGATGCGCAGACCAACAACAACTACGAGACCGCCTGGAACGTGCTCTACGATCAGGCCATTCTGCCGACGTTCGAGATCATCACCTCGCCGCTGTCGGTCCTGTTTTCCGAACGCATGCGCGCCGACATCCAGATCAAGCACGACTCGCTCACGTCCCCTGTTCTGGCACGCCAAGCCGTCGCTAGAGCTGTCGAACTGCACCGCGACAACCTGATTTCCCGCAACGAAGCGCGCGGCATGGTCGGGTTCGAGCCGGTGCTCGGCGGCGATGTCATCTATGGCCCGATGGGTCAGGTGCCGCAGGGCGAAGACCTGTTCACGGGCATCGACGGCGGCCAACTGGTCGACCGCAACGTTGATCCGGGCGGCACGCCGAAGCTGGCGTTGCCGAAGCCGAAACCGACCGAGGCGCCGGCCGACGACGAACAGGAAACCAGCCGCAAGAAGTCGCTGGACAGGAAGTCTTGGGATACGTCGCGCGGAGTGCTCAACGGCCTCGCCGATCTTCTGGAGGGCTGACGCGATGGTATCCAACACGGTCGAGAACATCGCCATCGGTGCCGGCTCGGCTGCGGCCACCTACGCTGCGGTCGAGGCATGGCGGCGAGCCTCCGAGCGCACCGTGCTCGACGGCAAGACGGTGCGCTCGACCAGAGTCGATGCGGCGCGGCTGTCCGCCGATGCCGACACGTTCCAGTTCAAATCTGGCGGCGATCGATCCGGCGTCACCGACCGGCTCGCCGGGGTCAAGACCTGGAACGCGGCAGCGGCCGGCAAAGTGATGGTCTACGAGTACGCCGATGGCCGCCAGGTGATCGCCGACGGTCACCAGCGCACCGGGCTCGCCAAGCGGCTGATGAGCGACGGCCACGCGCCGATCAAGATGGATGCGCTGGTGCTGCGCGAGGCCGATGGCTGGTCGCCGCGCGACGTGCGCGCCTATGCGGCCATCAAGAACATGCACGAATCGAGCGGCAACGCCCTCGACATGGCCAAGATTATGCGCGAGCGGCCCGATCTGGTGACCAGTTCACTGCCGATGAGCGACGCCAAGGTGCGCGAAGCGAGCGCGCTGTCGCGGCTCTCGGACAAAGCGTTCGGAATGGTGGTCGGCGGCGGTGTCGAGCCGGGTGCGGCGGCGGCGGTCGGCGAAGCCGTCAAGGATGCCACCCGCCACGCCGATATGATCGCCGAGATGTCGGAAGCCAAGGTGCGCGGCGCGCAACACGCCCGGCTCTACGTGCAACAGGCGCTGTCGGCGCCGAGCGTCGCGGAAACCACGTCGAGCCTGTTCGGCGAGGAAACGCACACCCGTTCGCTGATCAAGGAGCGATCGGCCGTGCTGGATCGGGCGCTGACCTCGCTCAAGAGCAACCGCAAGCTGTTCGGCATGTTGGAACGCGAGGCCGATACCATCGAAGCGGCCGGCAACAAGCTGGCGCGGCAAGCCAATTCGTCGAATGCCGATACGGCGGGCCGGCTGTCGGCCCTGGTCGAGAAGCTGGCGACGCAACGCGGCAACGTCTCGAAGATGCTGGACGATGCGGCACGGGCGGTGGCGAGCGGCGAGCCGGCGGCGAAGGCCGGGCGCGCGTTCCTGAAGTCGGTTCAAGGCGCGATGGAGCAGGGCGGAATCAGGGCTCTGGTGGGCGATGCACCGCTGCCGATGGCAGCGAGCGGGGGGATGCAGCGGATGGTCGATAAGCCGATTGCGGTTGTGCGTGTTGAAGAAGCCGAAGGCACGAGAGACGTGAAGCGCGGTCGGCGCACAGTGAAAGAGCAGGTCAAGACGTATCGCGCGGTGCGTGAAGTGGATGGGTTCTTCGAAGCCACGGTGCCGACAACAGTGAAGGGGGAGGCCGAATATTGGGCCTCACGTCTTGAAGTCGGGCAAAAGCCGATGGGTGCGCAGATTCTCAGAGGCACTGTCGATGACGTCTATAGGCCCGGCGGTGCGTGGGACAAGGCCAGGAAGGATGCTGCATCGCAATCCTTGATGGTCGAGAAGCCAAAGAAAGCGACGGCCAAGACCGCCGCTCGGCAAGTCTATCGTGAGATGTCCGGTTCTGCTCCTGACCCGCGATGGTCGGCCAAGGAGCTTGCCAAGCGGATCGAATTGCGCCGCGTTGAGATCGCGCGCAGCGTTGCGATGGGCGAGCATATCGATGCGATGTACGGTGTGAAGCGGCAAACCTCCTTCCTGCCTCCCGCCACCACGCAAGAGCAAGTCTCGGCCGTCATCAAGTCAGCGGGCAAGCCGGCCGTGGCGCAACTGCCGGCCGACGACGGCCTGTTCGGCTCGAGCATGAAGCAGATGGATTTGGTCGATGAGGCGAGGAAGACCGCATACACGCCCAAGACCAACGCCGAGATCGTAGCGGCGGCCAGCGGCTCGCCAGCGCCGTCCGATATTCGCGTCGAGCAGTTGAACCGCCGCGTCGCAGCACTCGGCAACGCCGAGCTTTCACGCGCCGCTCGCGGTGACGAGGCCGGCTATGAGAAGGCAAAGCAGCTTTACGCCAAGGCGCAGGATCAGCAGCTCACAGCGGTTGCGGCGAAGGCGCAGCAGCCGACTATGGTCGGTGAATTTAAGCTGATTGGCACGGACCGCACGCTGGAGCGCGGTCCTGTCAACGTGTTCATGAAGGACGGCCTAGCCTATGTGGCTCCCGTTGATGGGGCCGTCGATGCGCGCGGCAACCCGATGGGTTTGCGTGATGCCCCGAGCGGCACACAGATGGCTGCGGCCAAGGCGGATGCGTCGCATCGGTTTTATGGTCGCTATCCTGGTGATGATGGTGTGTCGAAGTCATTCAAGCCTGTCGGCTGGTCCGACGCTGCTCGAGAAGCCGCAGCCGAAGCGCGCGGTGTCGCAAAGCCGGGAGAGGCGAAGGCGAAACCGAAGACGCAGCCGATGATCGGCGACAAGAAGCTCGCCGTTGCGGCCGGCATGGATGCCGGCAACCGGAGCATGCGCGCGGCCGGTCGGACGCAGTGGAACGCTGACGATGCCAATGCTGCAACGGAAGCGCGTGCCAAGGTCATGGGAGAGACGAAGCCCAAGGCCAGAGCCAAAACCGCGCCGAAGGCGGTAAAACCAGGGTCGGTTGCTGATCTCCGTGCGCAAGCCAAGGCGGCTAAGGCCCCGCCCGTCGCGCAACTCCGCGCCGATGCTGCCAGGGCCGGTATTCCGGCCGCTGCAAAGCCGAGAGTCGATGTTGCAGCCATCGCGGCGCGCGTCGAAGGTGCCATCAAGTCAGGCGACAAGGCCCTCATCCATGCAGTGCAGTCCGAGCTTGCCGCGACCAAGTTCAGCAAGGCCGACGCTCAGGCCCTGGCGTCCAAGACTGGCGTGCCCGTCGCGGCGTCTGCATCCGGCAAGAAAGCGATGCAGATGGTCGTATCGCGATTGGCTGGCATGGGTCAGTTCCTGTCGAAAATTAAAGCAGTAGGTGGACGCGGCGTGTCGGCTCTCGGACCGGCCGCCATCATCGGTGCCGGTGCCGTTGCCTTCGATGCCACCCGCAATCAGGCTCACGCGGCCGGAAAGAGCGAATCCGCTGCCAATCTCGATGCCGCTGGTGCTGCGGCCATCGCATCGGGTTCTGTCGCCGCCATCGGCTACGGTATCGGTAAGGTGGTGCAGGCTGCGGCTCGAGTTGCACCCGTCGCCGGCAAGGTTCTGTCGCGCGCCGTTCCGGCCGTCGCCATCGCTGCGGCCGGATACGAAATCGGCAAGGGTGCGGTCGCCGGGTTCAAGAAGGACGGTCTCGCCGGCGCGGCCAAGGGCGCTGGAGTCGGTGCCATGGACTTCGCCACGCTCGGTGCCTACTCGCACTTCGCCAACAAGGGGCAGATGGGCCGCCTGACGCCGGAGCAGGAAGCGCAGTTCGCAAGCGCCGATCAGGGCTACCGCGCCGGCCAGGAGCAGCAGAAGGCGGCGGCGGCCACGACCGACGACGGCAGCGGCTGGACCGATCAGGCCCGCATCGCCGCCTACATGAAGCGTATCGCCAATGCCGGTGGCACGCCGCAGAACATGCCCTACGGCGGCAAACCCCGGCAGCAACCGGCATCATCCGGCACATGGGCGCAAGCCAGCGTATCGGTGCCGAGCGGGCCGGCAAAAGGAAAAAACTGATGAGCCAATCTGCACAGGACGGTGCGATCATCATGATCGGCTACGAGTGGCGGCAGGGCGTGGTGGTGACGCCGGGGACGGCATTCCCGTCCGGAGGGCTGTTCCGCGCCGTGGTCCGTCAGTCTCGACAATCGACTGCCGCGCTGGCCGACTTGACGAGTGCCAACGGCGGAGTCGTCCGCGTCTCGGACGAAGAGATCGAGCTGGTTATTCCGGCCGCAAGCACCGCGACCATGGCCGCCGGGTCGGTCGTTCTCGATGTCGTGCGGACGGATCTCGTGCCGCCCCAGCATCTCGGATTCACGCTGACTGTGCCCGTCCAACTCCCGGTGACAAGATGACGACACGAAAGATTCTAGTTGCCACTCCGACCGCGCCGATTGCCATCGATGTCAACTCATCGGCCGCCGTATCGGTGACATTATCTGGCGCGCGCGGTGCCAATGGCTATGGCGTACCCGTTGGAGGCGATGCCGGTGCCGTGCTGGCCAAGAGCGCCAGTGGCGACTATCTCACGTCGTGGCTGACCACCACCGCATTCGG